GTGGTCTGGCAAGCTGCTTGCCAAGTTCTACCAGAACACCATGATGTCTGAGTTGTTCAACACTGACTATGAAGGCGAGCTGAAGAATCAAGGCGATACCGTGCGTATCCGTCTGGCTCCGTCTATCAGCATTTCCGACTACGTAGCCGGTATGAACCTGAACTACGAAGTTCCGACGCCGATTTTTCAGGACATGCAGGTTAACAAAGGCAAGTACTTCGGCGTGCAAGTAAACGACGTTCTGGCGTACCAGTCAGACATGAACCTGATGAACATGTTCACTGAAGACGCAGCCAAGCAGCTGAAGATTCAAATTGAGAACGAGGTGTTCTTCAACAACTTCGTAACCGAAGGCCCAGCGGCTGCTAACGAAGGCGGCACTGCTGGTGCTATCTCCGCGGCGTACAATCTGGGCACTGACGTTACCCCGATTGACCAAGCTACTCCTGAGAACGTCCTTAAGGCGATTCTGCGTATGTCGACCGTACTGGATGAGCAGAACGTGCCAGAAGATGGCCGTTGGTTGGTCTTGACTCCGTTTGATCGCCACCTGTTGATGCAATCAACTTTGGCTCAAGCGTACTTCACTGGTGACAACTCCAGTGTAATTCGTAGCGGCAAGATTGGCTCAATCGACCGTTTCGACGTGTACGTGTCTAACCTGCTGCCACGTGGCGCTGCTGGTAAAGCGCTGGTTGCTGGTCTGACTGATCCTGCTACTGGTGGTGCGGTGTCAAGCGCCAAAGCGCGTCGCGTCATGGTAGCCGGCACCAAAGCAGCTGGTTCCTTCGCAATGACTGTTAACAAGACAGAGCCGCTGCGCAACCAGACAGACTTCGGTGACATCGTTCGTGGTCTGGCCGTGTACGGCCGTAAAGTGGTTAAGCCTGAAGCACTGGTTGTTGCGCAGGTCGGCACAGCTTAAGGTTATGTTATCGGGGCCACAAGCGTGGCCCCACACCCTTTAAAAATTTGTATCTAGGAGAATGACCATGCAATACGCACGAACTTTGAACGGCAACGCGACTATCGCCGCCGCTGGTACCACACAAGCTACCGCTACTGCGGTGACCGCTGGCTTGACAATCGTTTCTAGCGCAACCGGCACTACTGCTGATGGTATTCGCCTGCCGGCTAGTTGGGGCATCGGTGAGTGCATTACAATCGTCAACATAACAGCGGTAGCGCTGGATGTGTTCCCACCCACCGGCGGTGCTATTAACGGTGGCACTGCAGACGCAGCGAAAGCACTCGCTGCAAATATGAGTGGTGAGTACACCAGCCTTGGTAGTGGAAACTGGGGCGCGGTTCTTAGCGCATAATTGATCGGGGGCGAAAGCCCCCTTTCATTTTGAGGTGATATATGACTGTTGATGATCTGGTAAAGGCCACAAGCGGATACTACCTGTCTAATAAAGCGCGTAGCGGCGCTGGCGTAGTTATTGGCAGATTGTTCGATGACGGCTATGAGCTGACGCCTGAAGGCCACGCAATGGTTGCGACGTTTGGGCTTATAGATGACATGCCGGCACTCGTAGAAGAGAAGCCTGTAACAAGAACTCGCAAAAGAGAAAAATCGCTGATAGAATGAAGTCTCTTAGTGTCTGGCGGGTAAAACGCTATGAAACCGTTGAGCGACTTTCTTCCAAGACTGCTGGTATACACTCCCGCCTGCTCTGAGCCATTGGCCGAGCAGGCGTTGCTCGACTCTGCTATAGACTTCTGCGAACGCTCTTCTGTAATCCGATACACTACTGACCCCATTGCTGTTGTAGAAGGCACTACAGAATATGAGATTTGGGCGCCGTCCACCGACCAGACTGTAGCGCGCGTGTTGAAAGTGTTTTTGAACGGGGAGCCGATTGAAGCGATTATGGCTGAAGTCAGGACTCCGGTTCCAGAAGACCCGGCGCGCCCTTCAGGGTACTCAGTGATTGAAGATGACCTTGGGTTAACGCTGCGGCTTAACGTGATCCCTGACGACGCGTACACACTCAGTGTAGAGTTGGCGTTACGCCCCACCAAGACCGCCAGAAAATTGGATTCTCGCCTGTACACTCGGTGGATGGACGCTGTAGTCGCTGGCGCGCTGTCAAGATTGTACGCAGTACCCGGGCAACCGTTTAGTGACGGCGGTGCGGCTGTGTATCAAGCATCCAGAGCGGCGCGGATGATGAATAGTGCAAGAATTGAAGGCTCTTACGGGCGTGTACGCGGGTCAATGGCGGTACGAGCCCGCCCTTTTATGTGAGGTGAGAAATGGCTATTACAGCTCAATCAGTTGTTAGACGCGTTATTGACACACTGCAGGATACTACGTCTGTTCGTTGGCCGGTAAACGAGCTTGTCCGATACCTAAACGACGGACAGCGTGAGATTATTCTTAACCGCCCCGACGCGATGGTTACCAACTCGACACTTACTTGTGTCGCCGGCAGCAAACAATCGTTACCATCTAATGGTGCTAAACTTATCGAGGTTGTCCGTAACGCAGCCGCGGGGTCGACCAAGCGCGCGGTTCGTATGGTAAACCGAGAGATTCTGGACGCGCAGACGCCTAACTGGCACAACCTGACCGGCGCGATTGAAACGCTGCATTTTATGTATGACCCCCGTGACCCACGGGTGTTTTACGTGTACCCACCTGCGCTGACTACCACGCAGCTTGATATTGTCTATTCGGCGTACCCCGCGGACATCACTGAGCCAGCCGATGGCGCTGCGTACACCGCGGTTACTGGTAACATCAGCGTGCCGGATATCTTTGGTAACGTGCTGCAGGACTACATTCTGTATCGCGCATACTCTAAAGACAGCGAATACGCCGGTAACGCGCAACGCTCGCAGAACCACTACACAGCGTTCGGGAACGCGCTAGGCATAGAGGTTCAGGCAACTGTTGGGGTTGCTCCAAACCCAGTATCAAATCCAAACCAAGCCCAGCGCGCAGCTGGGTAATCATAACTGGGGGTTGGCGTGGACACATACGTTCTTAGCACAAGATTGTCAGAGCCGGATGGAACCCCTATTGTTGGGGCGACCGTCACCGCCAGACTAAGTGTCACTGACTATACTGTGACAGGGGTTGTACTACCCGTACGCGTAGTGGCTACTTCCGACGCGCTCGGGGACGTTGAACTAACGCTGGCATCTAACCTTGATGGCACGCAGAACAGTTTGTACGAGATCACGATAAGCGCGCAGGGGGCGGTTAGAACCAGCGTAGTTATCCAAATGCCACAGGCTAATACGAGCTTAGAGCAGCTAGTCGATGTGCTGCCTATAACTACGTCGTATACCACTGCTGCAGCGATCTCTGCGGCGATCGCGCAGGATGCAGCGGAAGACCCGAATGTTGTGGCGGTCGCCGGTGCGCTCGGGACTATTACTACTGTAGCTACCAATATCGCCAATGTGAATACTGTCGCTGGCGTCAGCGCGAATGTCACGACGGTTGCTGGCATTAGCGCGAATGTCACCACGGTCGCAGGCGCCGCCGCCAATATCAGCACAGTGGCGACCAACGTCGCCAACGTGAACACCGTCGCGGGTATAAGCGCTAACGTAACGTCGGTTGCGACAAATTCTGCGAACATAAACACCGTTGCCGCCGCTAACACGAACATTACTACAGTGGCGACTAATATCGCCAACGTAAACACAGTGGCTGGTGCTAACGCGGCAGTAACCACAGTCGCGACCAATATCGCCAACGTAAACACCGTTGTTACGAACGTGGCTTCGGTGAACACAGTTGCTGGTAACGTCGCCAACGTAAACACCGTGGCTGGTATTAGTGCGAATGTAACGTCGGTCGCGTCGAATTCCGCCAATATAAACACTGTTGCCACAAACATAGCTTCAGTTAACACTGTCGCCACAAACGTCGCGGCGACTACCACTGTCGCCACTAACATTGCTAACGTTAACACAGTATCTACCAACATCGCCGATGTTGGGCTCGTAGCTGACGACATCGCGGACGTAAACCTTGTCGCAGACGATATCGAGAGTGTAACTACCGTCGCGGGCAAGATGTCAGACGTTACCGCGGTTGCGACAAATTCTGCGAACATAAACACCGTTGCCGCCGCTAACGCTAACATTACTACAGTGGCGACTAATATCGCCAACGTGAATACTGTCGCCGGAATATCCGCTAATGTAACTACAGTCGCTGGTATATCCGCTGCAGTTGTTGCTGCGCCGACCCACGCGGCTACCGCTACAACACAAGCTGGGATAGCGACAACTCAAGCTAACATTGCAACTACGCAAGCTGGGTTGGCAACTACTGCAAGGGTAGGTTCTGAAGCCGCTCGTGACGCTGCGATCGCTATTGTTTATGGTGGTACGTACTCTATCAACGCGGCCGCTGGCAACGTACCGATTGCCGACACTGACGCGAGGCTTGGCAACGACTGGCTGCACATAGGCACAGACCCCAACGAAATACCCTTAAACCAATTCCTCGGAGGCATGGCCTACCAAGACCCTAACAACGTCACCATCGGTGGCGGTAGTGCAACACTGACCAGCATGACAGCAACAACTGTTACTGGTACTTCGATGGTCTACAACGGTGCAGAGCTAAACTCTCGGCTCAATCCACTGGCGCAAGCCATCTCTGTGCAGATGACGGCTGCTGCAAGTGGTAGTAATGGCATTCAGCAACTGACAAACGTGCAGAACAACTTTGGCACTGGCAACTTTGCGCTCCAGTGGCGTGGCTCTGTGCCTGACTGGACTCCTGCTGCCACGCTGGTGCTAATTTGGAAGTTCTCTACTGTCGGCTATGTGTTATCGGTTCGCTCGTCTGGATTGGTTAGAATACAAATCAATGGCACTGTTTACGAATCTACCGTTGCAACCGGCCTTGCGGATAACGCAGTGGCTGTCTTGGATATTGATGTTACGCGGGAGTCCCCCACGGTTGCAGGCTCCGTAGTTTTTACGCTCAACGGGGTTCAGCTTGGGGCGTCTGTGGCGATTACTGCGGGCGTCCCTGCAACTGTGGACAACTCTGGGTCGCTATACGTCTGCGGGGATGCGTCAGCAAGAACAGCGGCTCAGTGGTTCAGCCATAGACTGTTCAACCGGGCAAAGACTGTTGCAGAGAATCTGGGGATGTTTGTGAATGGCGTGTCTTCGGTTGATGTGGGCGGCAGTAATACCAACTTCTTCACTGGCGACTCGGTTAATTTTGAGGGAGGCACTGTAGGTAGCTGGGGGGTAAACACTGGCAACGGCGCGACAAGCGTTGCTGTCAATTCTGTGTCCCCCATTTCTGGGACTTACGACCTCAAGATTACGTCCAACGGGCTTGCCAACTCTGGCGGCTACATCACGATTGGAGCGGTCGTTGCGGGGGAAAAGTACCGATTAGTATTTGATTACAAAGGTGCAACTTCAAACGCATGGAGTATCATTTTCCGCAACAACGCCAATCCGTCATCTGGTTCTGTATGGACTAGCACTCAAGTGGGCGGCACAGATTGGCAACCTGCTACAGCGGGGAAACTTGTGTATGAATTTACTGCAGCTATCACAGCATCTTCTGCGCGAATTCATATCACAAATAGTGCTGTTGACAGCATCCAGATTGACAATTGCCTATTCATAAACCTTGGCATGACATCCGAACTCCTTGCCCAGAACGCCCAGACAGACAACGGTCAGGTCTTGGATTCATCAGGCAACAAGCAGCACGCTTTGCTCCCTGCTGCTGGTGCTTCGATCATGGGAGCCATTTCAGCAAGACGCACAGAGGTGCGCTGGACTAACACATGGGCGGCTACCTCTGAGCTACAGTATGTAGGTGGCGTGAATCAAGCGATCTTCCCCATTAACCAGTACATCGACTCGCTTATTGTAATCCCAGAAGGTGCAACGCTGACCGGCTTCACCATTGGCAACGGCTCGAACGCCTCCTATTACGCAACAGTCAGTGGCACGATTACCTCTGGCGTGGCGATCTACGTTCAGCTTGATAGACGAGTGACAGATGGCACCAACTTAAAACTGACCATCACGCCTATGGGCGCTTTCACTGGCAACATCAATACCACCTTGGTTGGTACAGAACTGGAGCGCAGATAATGAGCGATATTCGTGACGATAGAATCAACAACCTGAAGATTACAGGCACGATCAGCGGTGGTGGCATACAGGCGCTTGCTAGGACTCCGGTGGTGTCGATGACGGCTGCCGCATCTGGGAGTAGCGGTATTCAGGTTCTGGACGATGATGACATTGACTTCGGCACTGGAAATTTCAGCATTCATTGGGAAGGGGCGCTGCCGGATTGGACGCCAAGCTCAAGTCTTACGCTCGCAAGGAAAAACTTCGATTCAACTGATGCTGGGTTTGTTCTCAGGGCAACAACTACCGGAGGGTTTGACTTTTTCCTTCGGAGTGGCAGTTCAACTATTCAGTTAGTATCGACAGTGAGCGCAGGGCTTACTGACGGAGTAAATACAAAAATAACTGCCGTGTG